CTCGCCGCGGCGTCAACAAAAAAACGGCGGGCGCCCTGATCGGACGCTCCGCCGTTTGCCCTCGCTCGCTCAACCGACGACCCACTTCCCGCCGATCGGGAGATTTAAGGTCTGCCGTTCTTCGTAGGTGAATTTTGTCGCCATGCTCCTGTCGCACCAGCCGTACTCGTTGTTCCAAAACGTTTCCGGCTGGTCGATCGACTGAGTTAGGAACGTCGGTTCGGCAGGAGTGCTACGCCAGTCGATCCCGCACGCTTTGTCCGCCTCTTCCTCCGAGTCGAACGTCTCGTAGTCGCCGACCCCGCAATCCATCTCGTCCAGGCCCTTCATAAAGGCGTCGAGTTCCGCCTGCGACCAGAACGAATACTTCGTGTGGTCGACCTTGTCGCCTTGCGTCACCCACACCGCGAACTCTCGCGTCGCCGTCCCATTCGCCCGCTCGATCGCCGCCCTTGCCGCCTCCAACACCGGATCGTCCTGGTCGTCCCAAAACTCGCAAGCGTCGTGCAGGTCGCTCAACGCCGTCAGCAACTCCCCGATGATCGACACGTAGGGAGCACGGGCCGCAGCGGCGACCTCTTCTGCCTGCTTGACCCTACGAAACTGTCGGAGGTAGACGCCTGCGTCGGAAAGTCTCTCCGCCAAGTATTTCGACTGCTCGGAGGGAAGTACCACCTCGTCGGAAAGAAAATTGCACACTTCGTCGCACAAATCAGTAACTTCAGCCAAGTTCATTTTCGCCATTTCAAACTCGCTTTCTCCCGACAATGCGGGCCTCGCCTGCCTGTCACACTCAGGCAAGCTCGGTTCGAATTGTCCGCTACCCGAACACTCACGCTCAACACACCGCCCGCAACCGGTTCGCTCCCGGCTTCCCAGCCGCATTCACGCTCCGCACGTACCCCACCATGTTCTGCATGCCGTCCAATGCCTTCCGCATGCTGAACGCACCGCCCTCGACCTCGCCCCAACTCTCCCAGCCCGGCGGCAGCGGTTCGCCGGGCAGTTCCAGATTCCAGATTTCAGCGATCCGCTCGCGGCAGTCCTCCGCAAAGCTCGCCCCCGCCACGAACGAGTAGTTGGTGAACCGTTGCAACAACGGACGGTCCAACTTGCTCGAATCGTTACTCGTCGCGACCACGATGCACTTCTTCGGCAGGTTCGTTTCCAACGCGACTTTCAAAAATCGCTGAACTTGCGGACTCACCCAGTCCAGTTCTTCGAGCACCAGAACTCGCCACCCCCTGCCTTCGAACGGTCTATACCGCAGGGTCGCTGTAAACAACTCCCGCGCCCGGTCCACGGACAAATCCGAGCACGGTTGCACGATCAGCCCCGACATTTCGTCGAGACACCCCAATTCAGCCGCCAACGCCAAGGCCGCCGTCGTCTTGCCAGTGCCCCCCACGGAGCTTTCCAGCAACACACACGTCGGGAACGGATCGGCGACCAGACCCATGAGGAACCGTACCGCAGGCTGCCCGACAATCTCGTGCAGGCCCCGCGGACGGTACTTCTCCGCAAACTTCTCCACTTGGAACCCCCTACGCCCATCGGGCAGGTTGGTGAAACACGACGCTCGGGGCGGCACGTCGTCGCCCCGCAAAACAGAAGCACGCCGCGCCGCCGAGCGTCAATTCGAATTTTTCTGGCGGCATCGGTGCGCAATGCTCCCTAACGATCGTCGAGGCGTGCTAACCCGCCCGGATTCCGAATTTCGAAATCCGCCTCTGGCGGCACTAAGGTCAATCTCTATTTCTGGCGGCACTAGGGATGATGATCCCGACGGGCCGCCGGTCGTGCTCCACCCGTTGGCGGGGGGGCGCAATGGTGCGCGTCCCTCGCGCCGGCCGAATTCCGGCCGCTCGCATCGCTCGCCGCTCGACTCGCCGCGCCGGCTGGACTCAACCAGCGTATCGGCCAGAGGCGAGCGGCGAGCGGCCGCGCCGACATGGCGCCGCACAATGCCGCGCCACGACAAACGGAAGAACGGCGCCGCGCCGCCTGCCAATCGGCGAGCGGCGAGCGGCCGCGCTACGCTTCGCAGGGTGCCGCGCCATGCTCGCCGCGCCGGCCGGTCGGCCGGAATGCCAAGAGCGGCGAGCGGCGAGCGCAGAAACGAAAAAACGCATGCCGCAGATAGTGCGGCATGCGTCAAGGCAGCGCTGCGAGCGGCGAGCGGCCGCGCAGGGGGTGAAACGAAAAAACGCATGCCGCAGATAGTGCGGCATGCGTCAAGATAGAGCTGCGAGCGGCGAGCGGCCGCGCAGGGGGTGAAACGAAAAAACGCTCGCCGCAACCAGTGCGGCGAGCGTTATCGTTGAATCATCGGCGAGCGTTGTTGCGTGCTACTTCGCTTGCGACAAGAGCGCGGCGAGTTGCGAAACATCAATTCCGGCCGGCAGCGAGGGGGGCGCGGCCGGTTGAGCGGCCGGCGCGGCCGGCGCGGCGACTTTCGGCCGGTCACCCTTGGAGGGCAGTTTGTCAGCGTTCGTTTTCAAAAAAGCTTTCAAATCGTCCGCCGCGCTCAACAGTCTTTCCCATTGTTCGGCATACAAACTGACCGGGAAGCGAGCGTTCAGCCCGTAAACAGATACGGCGCCCTTCTCGCTGATTTTGAACGTCAGCGACTTGGCGCCGGCCGCCGCGCTCGCCGCCGCAATCATGGCGGCGACTTCCTGATTGAACTTATCCGGTTTGATTGCGCCGGATTGAAGGGCCGCCGTAAGTTTCGCCAATTCCACCATAACATTCGTCGACATGGAAACACCTACCCTTGTCAAAACCGAGAAGAACGGGCGCCGACAATCGGCGCCCACAACCAACAGAAGAACGCTCGCCGCTCAACCGTCAACAAAATTCTCGCCGCTCGCCGCAGAACCGGCCGCGCTCGCCGCTCGCCGCTCTTGAATTCTCGCCGCCATACGATGCGCGGCCGCAGTAAACCGGGGCGCATCATAGAACGATTGCGCGGCCGCTTTGTCGACCTGCGGCGCGGCCGGCGCGGCGAGCATGACCGACAACGGCGCCGATTCGACGCTCGCCGCTTGCCAATCCACGACGCGCCCGCCAAGCGGGCGCAATCCGTCCAACAATCGCGCAACGTATCGCGCGTCGCGCCACACAATCAATTCGGCAGATTGACGGGATAATCCCGGACGGCGGAAGCCGCCGCGCATGATCTTCTCGCCGCTCGCCACATAGCTCGCCGCGCCAACCGCGCCGCGCCGCCGGATTCTCCCTGCGCCGAGGTGGCGTTCGCTCGCCGCTCGCCGCGCTTCCTCGCTCGCCGCCATGTCCGCCGCTCGCCGCCGCGCAATCTTCCTGCGAACAAATTGTGCGCCGACCGTTAATTCCAATTCGGCCAGGCTCAATTCCGTTTCGTCTTCCGTCGGGCGCCTCTTTCCCGGCAAGAATTCGGCGAGCAATGCCAGGCGTTTCCGCGCCGTCTCGTGCGACACTCCCAGCGCATCGCCAATCCCGCGCGTCGATACTCCGCTCGCCGCCAAAATCGCCGCAGCTTTAAGTTGAGCGGCGAGCTTCGCGCCCGCCGCGCTATCGTCAGTCTTTACGCGCCCGACGAATTCCGCGACAATCCAGCCACGTTCAGGCCGCTCGTCAACCGGGCAATCGGTCGCGCAGGGTTCACTGACCGCCCCCTTGCTTCCCGATAGCCTTCTCGCCGCGCTCGCCGCTCGCCGCGCCCGCCATGTCGCATGTTTCGCCGCGCTCGCCACAATCAATCGGGAAAGATCGGCCGGCGCAAGATCGGTGCGCCCCGCCAACTGTCGCACTTTGTAACGTAACGATTCCCACAAGTAGCTTCTCGCATCCTCTTCCACCTCTTGGCAATACGCTTGCTCGGCGTCCCCTGTTTCGTGCAATCGCCTGACGTTTCGCACGATGCAAGCAATCCCGAATCGCCATAGCTCGCCGTCGTCGTGGTCGACAATCGCCCGCGCAATTGCTTCCACCATATTGTCGGGAATTGTCACGACTTGCGCCGTTCCTAGCTTCGTTCCTGTCATGTCCTGTTTCCCCTATCAAGGTTTCGGAAAAGTAGTTTCTCGCCGGCCTACACTCTATTCGGACGCACGCCCCGCGACAAGTAGACTTAGTTCCCTAAACTGGGGTGGACCGCAGAAAACGACGAGAATCGAGAACCTCATAGAGTGAAGAACCGACGAGAGGAACGTGGCAAGGGGGAAGATGGGGGGGGGGCAATGCCGGCCAGATGCAACACCTAATATGGACAACTACGTCCTTATTCCCGATCGGGAATAGAGGACACGACAGTCCGATTTCGTAATTCGTTGTCGCGAAACGACTTAGGTGCGGTTTTGGTCGAAGGGGTCGCTTCGCCGGGGTCACGCGCGCGATACCGCGCGATACCGGGCGTGCGCCCCCGTGCGCGTGCGTGTATTCATATTGTCCCGTCGGGAGCCTTTTTCCACTATTCCGGCCCCTGCTGGTCTGCTTCCTTCCGTTTTCCCGCTTCCATCTCTCCCCGCCGTTTCTCCGCTTCTGACTTTTCCCGTTTTTCGTCCTGGCGGATTCCTCTACTCCTGCTGCGGTGAGTGCGGTGAGTGCGGCGAGTGCGGACGACTGGACGCCGTGCGGGATCGAGGCCGCGGTTGAACCGGGAGTGCGGGGCGATCAGAACGAGACTGCGGTGCTGCCTGGCGAAAAAAACGAAAAATGAAAAATGGAAATTGCAAATGTGCGGAGCGGCGATTTTCAAATTTCGTTTTTCATTTTTTTGGGTAGTGGGGAGCATGGATAGTGCAGCGGCGAGATATGCGATAAGAGGAATCGGGATTGCAGGAGAACGAAAATGACCCTGCTTGGTATTTGGCAGTTGTTTTCTGGAATCCGACTCTCTACCAGGATCGTTTTAGGATTGCGCCAATGGGTCGCCAGCGAGCGCAGATATGCCTGGACGTATTCTGAGTCGTCTTTCTTCCTAATGCTTCTATTGCATAGTTCTTCTAGGGGGTGCCTCGTGCGTACGGGCGCGATCGCGTCTGTGCGCACGCGAGATTTTAATAAATGGCAGGTGAGTGTTGTTGACGAAGGGGGAGGGGGGTGATATATTGCCGGGGGGTGGGTGCTGCATAGACACAGTGTCGGTCAATCTTTTATTTTTAAAATAAAGGGAAGTATTAGAATTGCGGGCGAGATTTACAGTAGTGTACACTACGCCGTGCGGGGGGCGTGCATAATCGAGCGTTGATGCGATTGACCGTCGGGAGCGTTTTCCGGCGAAAATTTGGCGGAAAAATGAAATTTGGAGTGCGAGCGATGCGAGAGAAAAAAAGGAATTCCGTTTTTTTTCAAGCGAGTGGATGGAAGGAAGGTTGCGGTAGGGAAAAAAGCAAAAATGAAAATTTGATTGTGATGTCGAGTGGAGGCGAAAACGCTTTTTCGTTTTTCGAATTTCCGAGTTGCATCCAGGAGGCAAGGTTCGACCCGGAGTATGCGGAGCGGGTGGCGAATTCAGGCAACGGGACGTTTTCGCTGGTCGGCTGGCCCGAGCCTGGTGGGAATTTGCACCAGATTTACTTCCGTGCGTACCTGACGACGCTGCAAAATTTAGTTTTTGTGTCGGCCGTTAGCCTGCCAATTGGCGATGCGGTGTTCGCTTACGACGGATTGCTGCCGCTGCCCGACGGGTCGGTTTTTCAGATCGCACCGTGGGGTGACTGGGACGCGATGCAGGCCGCGATCAGTGCTGCGCAGAAGCGGCGGGATGCGTCGGAGCGGAGTGCCGACTGGACTGCCCGCATGAGCACGGAGAGTAAATCGGAGGTCGAGAAGCGGTTCGGCGTCGATCTTCAAAAGCGATGGAAGGACAAGGGCCGTGGGATTCCGGAGATCGAACCCATGCCCGAGCCCGCGGAGGTTTCTTCGCCAGAGGTTTCGTCCGTCTGCTACGAATACCGCCTGCTCGAAAAAGGGGAAGTCATTCAAGAGGGCGATGAGGTAGATGGCAGCAACGATGGTTGGAGGGACGCCCCAAAATGGAAGCCGGTTCATCCGTCATCCATCGGCGAGGCCGCTTGCGATCCGGCGTTTCCTTCGCATCGGATTTACCGCCGGAAGGTGAAGCAGGTTTCGTCGCCGCCGTCGAGCGATACCGAGCCGGAAGGCCGCATGCCGTCGATTTTCGAGGCGTACGGAATCACGCCCGAGGAATCGATGCTCTTGCGGGAGTGGGCGATGAAGTCGCTGGAAGAAACGCTCGGCGCCGAGTTGAATCGCGTTGCCGAGTCGTCGTTCGATCCGCGGGACGCTGGGCCCGAGGTGGCTGCGGCGGCCGGCGATGCGTTCAGGTCGACCGTCGATCGTCCCGCGTCGCTGCCGCCCGGTTTCGTCGCCGTTCCGCTGCCCGACGATGGAAAGCCAGTGCTCGACTACGGCAGAAAGCCGGGGCACTACCTGACTCGCGGCGGGTGCTTCGTGGATCTGACGTACAACGTGGGGACGGGGATCGACCAGCATTCATTCCCGTGGGTCCATTTCGACAAGCACCGACGGGGGAGTTGCCACGACGTGTTCTTCACGGTGCACGGCGAGGCGTATCAGGCGACGCGGGTAGGATCAGGGGAATTCCCACTCTGCCACTACGACCACCTGCCCGATTTCGACATCGTGCAGAAGTGCGTGCATCCGGCGGCGAAGGAATCGCGGGAGGGTCCGCAGGCGGAATCGAAGTTCGTCGTCACGCCCGACAAGCCGTTGCAAGCCGTCGTGCCCGTCGAGCACTACAACCAGACGGCTGAACAGTTTTCCAAGTTCCGCGGCGAGGTCGGGCAGGCGTTTGCGATGCTCGCCAAGGCGTTTGGGGTGTGCGACTGCCGGTGTGGCGGTGAGGGCGGTGAAGGTGGAGTGGTCGGCGGAGCGACGAACCATGCCCGCGAAGACTTGGAAAGTAAGCTGTCGGAGTCGCGCGCCGAAGTCCACGCCCTGAACAAGCGGATCGCGGAACTCGCTCGTGCCTTGGGCGGCGAGAAGCAGGTGTCGGTGGAACTGGACGCGAAGTGTGATCGACTGACCGAGCAGTGGGTGTGGGATCACTGAGATCGTGGAGAAGCTGAGGAACGAGCGAGACAAGGCGTGTCGCGAACGCGACGCACTGGCGACGAAGTTCGGGTCGGCGATGGCCCAACTGGACTTGGCGAGAGAGGAACTAGAAAAGCTGAAGGCCGAACGCGATCCGCGCGACAACGGCGACGATACGGTGACGCTGCCGGTGACGTGGGAGGCTCCACTGTCTGATGGCGTGTGGGAGGCAAGTTTGAATGGTGCGGAAAACCACGCAGTGCTTTTTGATTGGAGGTTTTGGGGGAGTCTACTGTACGGTCTATCCCGCCCAAAAAAACTCGGCAAGTACCAATTCCGCAACGGCGTCGGCACGCTAATTGAGTCCGCCGACGACTCAGGAAAGGCAGATTCGTAATGCGTCCGACACTCAAACAACTGTTGGCCGAAAACCCGGATCTCGAGAAGGAGATCGAAGAGTACAACCGGGAGTCGAAGCAAAGCATTCCGGAAGACCCGCTCGCAGTCGCGGAGTCGCAGGACATCTTGGCCGAAACGTGGGAGTGCGCTGAGGACGTGCCTGAGATGCTGACGCCCGATCAGGCCGACAAATCGATGGCTTCCGTGACAGCCACGCGATCGCAGCGAGCATCGGCGGCTGTTGCGGAGCTTCAGGAGTTCGAGCGTTCGTACTCGGAAGAACTGACGCGGCTGCTGGCGGAGGAACGCGAGAAGAAGGATGCGGTAGCCGAGGCGCGCGCCGAGCTTCGGGCCGCCGAGTCGCGGCTGGCCGAGTTTCGCGCCGCCGGCACGTCGCGTCGTGTAATTCTGCAATCCGCCAGCAAGGAGACTCGCGAGAAGTCTGACCTTCGCTACTCCGTGCTCGCCCGCGCGATCGCTGCGAGTAAGAAGCGGTATGTCGAGCGGTTTGATGAAGTCCGCAAGATGAACTGGGCGATCAACAGGAACGCTCAATGGGACCGCATGGCGTTCGAAACGCAGATGCGGAAGTCGAAGGTCCGCGATGCGTTTGGAATCACCCGCGGGCGTCCGCGTACGCGGGATGAAGACGATGAGTCGGCCGACGACAGATACTTCGAACCGGCCGACGACGCCGCTTCGCAGCCGTCCCGCGGGATCTCGCTGCCGCCGATGGACGAGCATCCGATGATCGAGCCTGCGCCGGCCGAGGAACCGGCGAAGAAACGAGATCCGGAGAAGGTCGTGCCGTGGGAGGAACTGGCCGCGGAGTGCTTGGTGCAACCCCAGGACTACGCGGACTGGATGACCAACTATGCGTCGGGGTGGGGGAACAACAAGCGGATCGACTTCGCGAGGAAGCGAATCCTCGCGCGGCGAGTCGGGGCGGAAATCCCCGACTGGCCGGAAGAGATCGTTCCCGGCTTGTACCTGGGGCGATCTAAGCTACCGACCGACTTGGTGCGACTCTACTCGGAAGTGCCCGAGGACAAGTTGATGAAGCCGGCGGGGATCGTTCCGCCGTCCGATTCGCAGGAAGAGTCCGATCCTGGAATTCCGTAGTCTGGCGATCGTGGAATAAAAAAGGGGGACGCGGCTTGCGTCCCCCTTGTCGTTTGCGGATTCTGAATTCTACCGTGACTATCCGCACATCGGCGAATCGCTCGACGTCGAATCGTCAATCACGTCGGTCGGATCATCGATGCCAGGCAGAGGTACGTTCGCCTCCATCACGAGCCGTTGCGGTCGACCTTCCGTCCCGACGATGTTCTCGACTCCGTCCGGCAGGTCCAAGTGAATGCCGGCCTCGTTGCCGTGTTCGTCGACGAGCACCGTGCGACCGTCTTCGGTGACTTTCGGCTGGTACGAAATGACGTCGCTGTCGTCATCGGAATCGACCACCTGCCCTGCCGGCGTGCTTTCGATTGCCATCAACATCAACCTCGATTCATCCCTGCCGATCACCGGCATGACGTCGAAGTGGGCCCGCAGGTTGTACGCGACGAACGCGGCGAACGCGACCTGTTCGAACACCTGCCCGTCCATCGTGGCGACGACGAGCACGAGATCGATCCGCGGCTGTTCGCTGTCGGGAATCTCGATCCCGTGGCGGAAGTTGTTGCCGACGATTTTCGCAGGTTCGAGATTCGTTTCGAATCCTGCTTGCCCCTGGGTCGAAAAGAGCGGCGACAGCGTGTCGTGCAATTCTTGCTCGGTGCAGACGGCGAGCACGAGCACGTAGCCGTACTTCGTACAGTCCGGAATTTCGACGCTGCCAATGGATAGTCGGCAGCGAGGAATCGACGGGAACTTGGCGGGAACAGGCTGCATGGAATCTTCGAATCGCAGCACCTTCCCGAACAATCCGTATTCGATTCCCATTCCTTCGATCGGATCAGCGCCCGTCACCTCGCCGAGTACCGTCAGCGGGTGAAGGTACTCGCGGCGGCCGGGCAGCAGGTCGGGCGACGATCGCTCGAACCTCTCGCGGAACTGCTTGTACTCGGGCGATAATGCGGAGAACTTCATGGGACAAATCCTTGGAACTGAGACTGAAACGAAACAAACCAGGACGCGACGCGCGACCTAGCATAGAGACTCTTGATAGTGAACGAAGGGAGTGCCGCAGACTTCGGCGACGTACTCGGCGAAGGCGATGACGTTGAGCATGTCAGTGCGTGTCGTTTTGCCGCGGGTTACATCAGCAAGCCCCGCCCCGTACTCACAAAGCACGAGCGGCTTTTCCTTCACGTCGTCGAACGTCACGGCCGACCGCCCGGCATCTCGCATTGCGTCGGCGTTGAATTCCAGCCGCGATTTGCACCAGTCGAGGTACGTGTCGAATTCAGGAACACAGGTATGTCCGCGTTTTCCGTCCGACATGTCGATGCTCAGGTAGATGGAGTCGGCGATTACCGGAAACGTAAACGATTTGAATCCTTGATTGTTGGGAGTGTTGTTCACTTGCAGCTTTTTGAATTCCTGCTTTGTGAACGCGGCACACGGCGCAGACTCGTTCTCCAATGCGACGAAGATTATCGGCCTTGGCGCTGCGAACTCTGCGAACTCCAACGCTTCCTTCCATCCGTGCTTTCCATCAATCGGCTGGTCGTAGTGGATCACGCCGTCGTATCGAGAGTCGTGTGAACCCACTCCGCCCATGAGCAGGCGATTCGCTTCTAGTGTTTCCAGGAACAGGCGAGACGACGCCTGCACGTCCTTCAGCGATTTGCAGTCCCAGGCCGGCAGGCACCCCAGGTTCTCCGTCATCCTGCGTCGGCAAATCTCCTTCATGGCGATCTTGGACGTGCGTCGGTGCGAGTCGAGTTCGACGAGGTAGATTCCGTACGAGCCACAACTGCGACGCATCTGCTTCTTCGCGTCGTTCAACTCCGACATGCCCGATCCAGTGATGACGAATCGAGATTTGATGTTGAGGTTGAAGTTGAGCGCAGGAGGTTCGCTATCCTGTTTGTGATTGCTGGTCAGCGCCCGCCCCGCCGCTGCCGCTGGCGGCATATTTCCCAGCGTCGCAATTGCACTAGCTTTTTTTATCGCCTGAATTGCCGCCGCTACCGTTGCCGACGATGTCGTTTGCTGGTTTCCCTGTGTCGTCGCCACCATCGCTCCGAATCCCGTGTGCTTCGCCATTTTTTCCGACCTCCAAATTCTTGTAAATTCGCTTGATCCTATCCGCAATCTTGATCCGTTCCGCGTACCGATCCTTGCGGTACTTCGCCTTGGCGATCGGATCGTAGTTCTTCGCTCGCGCCCGATGCCTCCGCTTCAACTTCTCTTGCAGTCGCAGCCGGGCCAACTTCTGCAACCGCTTGTCCTGCCGACTCTGCATCGTCACATGCCGGTAGACTCCGACGTACTTCTTCTTTTCGGCGAACGGCGGAGTCAACCGCTTGCCATTGTCCGCTATGTCCGCCAGGATCGCCCGCACGATCCTGCCCGCGTACGACGTTTCGTACAGTCCGATTTTGAAAAGGATGTCGTAGGCGATTTGCAGAACGACTTGGCGCCGCGGCGGAGAGTTGTTGTACGGATCGAAGCTCATCAACTCCGCCGTCTTCTTCATCGTCTTGACGGTCCAGGAATCGTAGGTTCTCGGCTGGTACGTCTGCCTCGCCATTCTCCAAATGTTCTTGGCTAAGTTCCGTTGATCCTCCGTCGCTTTGACTCCACCCTCTTGCTTTACGACCTGTTCTTCGGTTTGCAGTCCGTAGATCGCTTCCTCTTCGCCTTCCGCCTTCGGATTCTTCTTCTTGATGCTTTCCGCGAATCGGATCGACTTGATCTCCATCTGCGTTTTCGCCCCATCGATCCAGGCGGCGGACATCGCCAGTTGCTCGGGGAAGCGAAGCGTGTCGATCGAGTGATCGAGGATCGCGGCAGTCTTTCCCTTGCAGGCCGCCACCAGGGGGAGTTGCAGGTATTCGCAGCGACGGTCGCAGAACGCGATCGTTGGGTAGACGATGTGCGAGTGATCGTTGCAGAAGTGCAGGACAAAGTCGTTGAACTCCATTGACCGAGGCGAGATTCCTCCGTCGAAGTATTCGACCATCTGCACGACGGAATCGACTTCGCCGTCCCACAGTAGGACGTCGGCATTGGCGTCCACGTAGTTCTGCACGGCTCGGTACTGAAACTCGATCGATGGCATGAAATGAGCATCGCTGTCCCACAGTACCGCCACGACTCGACGCGGGGTTCGCTGGGCCAGTTCGAGGTTGAGCAGCCGAATTTGGTCCTGGATGAACTGCGGGCTGATCTTCCCGCTGTCGGCAGTCCATGCTTGATCATGTTCTTCGTCGTCGCTTTCGAAGAACCTTAGCCACGGCACGTTTCTGGACGACAGGAACAGGTGATTGGCGAGCGTCCTCCGTGGTTCCCGCGGATTGCTTTTAATGCGAACTTCGCCGGCTGGGAGCGTTTCTCGCGGCAGTTCCGCAGGCGGCAAAGAAACGTCGTACTTCAGATACGGAGGCATAGAGTCGTCCGGCTACGTTGACGGTTCCCAACTTAACCACCTGCCCGTTGACGTCGATTCCATTCTTCGCCCATCGCCAAATCGTTGAGTAATTCCGGCTTGGCAGTCTGGCTTTTCGCATCTCGCGCGGCAGCGAGTAGAGCGAGTGCATTCGTTCTTCCGACATGCCGTCCCCTTTCCTTGCATGGCATTGCACAACATTGCACAAGCAGTTGTAACGCTTGACACAGAACAGTCAATCGCAAAACGTGTCGGCACCCTCCAAGGAGAAAAAGATCATGGCAAAAAGTTTTGGCGATTCGGCGATGGAAGCGTTCGGCGGTGCTGAACAAATGGCGGCAGGCGCGGCGGCGGAAGTCGCGGCGGTCGAGAGCGGAGAAGTTCCGGCCGAGAATTCGGCGCCGATCAATCAGCCCGCGGCGAGTCTTCCACCGACGGCCTCCGTAGAGACGGCGGCGGCGGCCGAAGCGACGTTGAATCAACCGGCCGCGACTCCTTCGCCGGCGCCGGCCCCCGTCGAAGACATCTTCTTGAAGATGGCGAGGGAGCGAGGATTTCAGGTCGATGATCCGGCCGCCGCTCAGCAGGCGATTCTCAGCGATTACGAATCCCGCGTCAGCATGCAGTCGCAGTACGACCAGGCGCTGGCGCAAGCTCGCGATCGCATGCAGTTCGCATCCGAAGCCGAACAGTGGTGGAGCGACCCCGAGGTTCGACAGGTCATCCAGGGCAAGTTCTACCAGCGTCCCGCGCAGCAGCAGCCGGCGGCGCTCGCCCAGCCAGTCACTCCGCAACCGACCGTGCCCGACATTCGCCTGGACGACATTTTCCAGGTTCCGACGCTCGATACCGCCTTGGTCAGTCGCTACCGTGTCCCGGCCGTCGATGCGACGACCGGTCAGGTTACGGAGAAGTGGCGGGAAGATACGCCCATCGCGATTCGTCAGCAGTACGACGACGTCGAAGCGAAGCGGCAAGCGTGGGCGAATCAACTGGTCAACAATCCCGCAGCCGCCTTGCAGCCGGTGCTCGCCCGTGCGGTGGAAGTCGCCGAGCAGCGAGCGATGCAGCGATTCGAACAGCAGCAGGCGCAGCGGCAGGAGGCCGAACGTCGGCAGCGTGTGCAGGAGAAGTTCCAGAACGAAGATTCGTGGGTCTACGAAACCGACCCGGCGACAGGAACTCCGCGAGTCAATCCGTTCACGGGGCATTACGTGCTGTCGGAAGCCGGAGCGCAGGCCGCTCGCGTGGTAACGGAACTGGAACAGCAGGGGATCCGCGATCCCGAGCAGGTGTGGAACTACGCCCGCGCTCAGACCTTGATTTCGCGTCCGGACTTGGCGGCTCGGATTTTGAATTTCGGCGGACAGGCGATCGCTCCCGGTGCCGGGCGAGCCCCGACCCCCGGAGAAGCGTTGCTCGGCGGAACGCCCGCCGCGATGGTCCCTGCCGCCCAGCCGGCGCCGCGACAGACTCCGCAGGCTCGTACTGCCCAACGGCAGAACGAATACCTGCGGCAGCGATCGGCGGCGACGCCTCCCAGCCGCGAAGGGGTCGAGCAGCCGAACGGACGGTCGGCCGCTCGTCGTTCGTTCGGCGATGCGTTCTTTGCGAACATGGAAGGCCAGCCGGCCAACTGATTTCGTTCAACTGACTTTCGTGCAGGCGAACCCTGCGGTTTTACTTTGGTGCAAGGAGAGTTGATCCATGACGATCACGTTGCAGGGATTTTCGAATACGTCTTGGGCGCGTACGCTCAATACGACGCTCGCCGACTATCTGCGCGAGGAAGAGAACGCGATCGTTCGCAACTACCAGATGCTCGCCTTGCTGCAAGCGCAGGGGCGAATCACCACCAACCAGAGCGGTGAAGGCATCGTTTGGCAGGTGCGATTCGACGATCATCCGATCGAAGCGAACAACGGGGAAACGACCCGGCAGTACCAACGCCGCAACCTGTGGAAGACGGCCGCGCTGCCGTACCGTGGCTACCAAGTCACGGATGGATTCTCCAACAAGGAAATGTTGGCGAACCGCGGGACGCCGGCCGTCGTGAACCTGCTCAACGGGTTCATGGAGCGGTTGACCACGTCGCTCAAGACCGGCATGAAGACAGCCCCGTACGCCGACGGCGAAGCGACCGGATTCACGGACGGCTGGCACGGCATTGAATCGTTCTTCGGCCTGAACGGCACGTTGAATTCGTCGACCGGTGCCCAGCGGTCCTCGAACGCGGCGGACTACGTCGGCTATCCGTCCGACACGTACGCCAACTTGGACACGACGCTCGGCGCGTACGGCGGCGACCAGGAAAGCGGCGCCGTGTGGCCGGACGGAATCTGCGATCCGAGCTTCGACTTTTGGTCGCCGCTCGTGGTCAACTACACCTGTACTGGGTTCAACGGCACGGCCGACACCTGGGAAGCGCAGGGCGACGAAGCCATGCGGTACGGGATCATGCACTCGGCCCGCAACAACATGGCCGAGGATCAGGTCACGAACGTCTGGATCACGCGGGAAATGCACCGCAAGTTCCGGAATCTGATCGACAACAAAGAGCAGATTTACGTTCAGCGAAACAGCCCGGTCGGGCTGGTCGCGCTCGGCTTCACGAATGTCATCAATTACGACGGCGTGGACGTGTCGTTCGAGAATGCCATCCCGGTGAACGTCGGGTACGGCATGAACATCAACAGCATCGAGTTGCGATCGATGTGGGGGCAGTTGTTCTATCCGGAAGGCCCGACGTACGACCAGGACGACCAGATGCACAAGGCCGTCGTGTCGACGCTGTCCAACCTGCGGTTCAAGTCGCCGCGCAACTACTTCAAGTTGGCTGCGCTCGCGTAAGCGGCGGACGACTCGGCCGGCATACCCGGCTTTCAGCGGCAATTCAAATTCAAGATTTTGAAATTCGACGAGGTGCAAGATGACGATGCTGAATACCGGGTATGTGCCGCTCGGGGAAACGATGAAGGGCACGGACAGCGAAGGCAATCTCATCAACTCCGACAAGCTGGGGCTGGTGGTCGAGTTCCGTACGTTCAGCCAGGACGTGCGGCGCCGCGGTTCGCCGACTCGCCCCGGTCAGGGAATTTCGATTTTCGCGGTGCTGCTGCGAAACACGTCGGGCGGCGTGCTTCTCCCGAAACGGATGGCGCTGCTGTCCTCGACGGCCGGCTACAAACCGGTGCAGGAAGCAATCAACTACGCGGCGTCGCGTGGTGAGCGAAATTGCGTGCTGATCGACCCGTTCTTGCCGTCGGCCGGCGTTGCCTCGAACGATCTGTTTTGGGGGATCATCGGCGGGCCGGCCCTGACTCTCACCCCGATCGCGGGCTCGGCCTTCGCCGGTGACATCGCGGTCGGCAACCACTTGGTCGCGACGACCGGCACGACGACCGGTGCGACGACCAGCGGACGACTCGGGAACGTGACGCTGGCGAATGCGACGGACGCCCAGGGCGCGTACGATGCGTCGGCCGCCGTCGGCCGTGCGTTGTCGGCCCGTACCACGGGCGAGACGAACAGCGACTTGCTGGTGTACTTCAACAACCGGGCCTTCAACCGGTAAACGAAATCGGGCAGGTAAGTCGAGGGCCGCGAAAGTGGACTTCGATCTTGGGGGGCGCCGGGGAGTCCAAAAACTCCCCGGCGTTTTTTTATTGACAAACCAATTCCAGAATCTAAGATTTCGCTCGAAGGCTCTGACGTGGTGACGGCGATGCGGCGAAGCGGGCGGGGATCAAACCCCGCCCGCTTTGTTTTTTGACTGTTGCATTTTGGAATCGAGTTTGGGTAGCATCGTAATCCCCAAGATCGAATTCCATTTTGCAAAGGCTTTTCATGAAACCCGCGCGACCAGCCCTTATTCTGGACGTTTTTGTCGGATTTCCTTCGTACGGCGGCAACGGCGGCATCTCGTCCGAAGTGCCCGACATCCGCGAGTGGTGGGCGGAAACCATGCTTGAGATGCGGGAAGATCCCCGCGTCGGCAAGATCAGTTCGAAGACGATCGCCGACACTCCGATCACGATGGTTCGGAACCGGTTCGTACGCATGGCGAAGGCGGCAGGCTCCCACCTGCTCTTGATGGTCGACTCCGACCAGAATCCAAATTTGTGGAAGCAAATCGGCGGGAAGCCGTTTTGGAAGACGGCGTTCGACGCGATCTATGACCACTACGGCAAGGGCCCGCTCGTCGTCGGGGCGCCGTACTGCGGCACGCCGAACGCCGGCGAGAACTGTTACGTGTTCTACTGGGACGACAACGGCAGCCACGGGGAAGAAACCGGCATGCGGTTGGAGATGTACCCGCGGCAACTTGCGACGCAGATGTCGGGCGTGCAGGAATGTGCGGCGCTGCCGACCGGCATGATTCTCTACGACATGCGAGTCTTCGATCTGATCGAGCCGGCGAGCCTCACGCCCGACCAAGTGCTCGATCAATTCCGCGAGGGGAAGCTGACGCAGTCGCAGACGCTTGCGGCGCTCGCTGGCGGCTACTTTCACTACGAATGGAAGGACACGTACGCCGACGAAAAGTCGAGCACGGAGGACGTGCAGAACACGCGGGACATCTCGCTCGCCGGGATCCATAAGCTCGGCTACAACCCCGTGCGTTGCGCGTGGGACTGCTGGGTCGGCCACTGGAAGCCGTGGTGCGTCGGCAAGCCGCAGATGTATGGGGCGGCGCAGGTCGCGGCCTCGCTGCGTGCGGCGGTCGAGAGTGGTTACGATCCGGCGGAGAAGGTGGTCGACTTGGGGGTGCCGAAGTTTCCGTCCGGGGCGACTCCGGTGGTCGTGGATCTGCGGGAGGGGCCGGACGACAAGGCGGATTTCTTCAGCGTTCCGGACGGAGAACTTACGGTTTCCGAGTGCATCCGCCGTTCTCACACTATGCCCGTGGAGCACTCTCTAGCGATCGGGAAACTGATCGAGATGTTCGGCAGCAAGGTGCGGATCGCAGAAATCGGCTGCTGGATTGGCGACACGACGAAGCGACTGGTCGAAGTGTACGGAGACAGGATTGGCGGCTACGTTTGCGTGGACAATTTCAAAGGATGCCCGAACGATCACCTCGGGGCGATCGCCAGTAAGTTTGGCTCCCAGTCCATCGAGAAAGAGTTCTTCCGCAACTGCGAACCACTGTCTGCCCCAGGCAAGGCGAACAAGGTGGACCTAGTCATTGGCGAATCCGTCGAAACTGCATCGCATTTCAAAGAAGTCGGCCTTCACGCATTCGACATCGTATTCATCGACGCCGACCACTCCTACGAAAATACGCTCGCCGACATCCGTGCTTGGCTTCCGCTCGTGCGCGAGGGCGGCTACATCTGCGGACATGACTTCGGCACGAAGCAGTTCCCCGGCGTCGACAAGGCTGTGCGAGAGATGTTCGGCGACAACTTCCGCGTGCTGCATTACGACGATCGCGGCGGAATCTGGTGCTACAACGTGCGCCAGAACGGGAATTTTTCGTACCCCGGCTGCACGTCGCAGTATGTCGATCTCGTGCGTGGGAATTACATTCCGTCCGGTCCTGCCGATCTCGCCACCGCGAAGTAGCAACGCATGGCTCGCAGCAAATCCGACATCCCGGCGACCCAAGTTTGCGACCAGTGCGGCGACGACCTGCCGTTGGACGCCTCACACTTCGATCGCAAGCGAGGGACGTCGACCGGGTTTCGGACCACCTGCAAGACCTGCCGGCACGAGGAACGGGCGGCGGGAATAACCGTGCCCGATGAGAGCGGGAAATCCAAGGCGATCGCCGTTGGAAACAAGTTCGACGAAGAATCATTGGCGACGTTACAGAGTTTCGTTGGCGGGCCCGGAACCCGAGTCCCGCACGTTGCTGAAGTGTGGGAGGCGTTTAACGCGGCGTTCGGCGGGCCGTTTGGAATCGCCAAGCACACGATGGCGACGTTCCTTGCGTCTCCGCCTGGGTCCGACCGCCGCGTCAAAATTCTCGGCATGCTCGCCCGTATCGCGGCATCGACGACAGCCAGCGGCGCCACGACGAAGCGAGTGGAGGACATGACCGACGAAGAACTTTCCACGTTCGTCGCCGACTCGTCGATTCGGATGGTGGCGACTCAAAGCCCGACCGTTCTCGCCGACATCTTGCGATCCGCCGGCCTGCGAGTCGAAGGCGACATGAGCGCCGCGTTCGCGCCTCCCGCCGCCCCTGTTCGCGTCGAGGCGAAGGTGATCGACGTCGTTCCAGAGCCGGTCGTCGCTCCACCCCAGCCCGCTCCGCCTCCTATCATCCTGCCCGTCGATCCGGAAATCGAGTCACTTCAAGTCGCAGTCGAGCCCGAAGTAGATGAATCGATTGCTCCTTTAAAATTCCAGATTCCGAAAGTCGAGAAGGCGGGAATTGAGGAAATTTGCCCGGTCATGGGGACGCCGATCGTTCGCAAGCTGCGGGAGGTCGACGATGTCTCCGAGCTCTAAGCCGTCTGGAAAGTCTGCCCGCGGCATGCAGGCATCGCAGCATCAGGTCAACGAAGCGGCCGACGCGCTGCGTGAACTCGACAGGCGCAAGCAGGAAGCGTTGAACCTGTACCGCCCGCTTCCGTTCCAAGAATCGTTCCATGCGTGCAAGGCGAAGCAATGCGTGGTCCTGAAGGGGAATCAGGTCGGCGGCTCGCTCGCTGGGTTCGTTGAGGTGGCTCGCGCTGCGACCGGCCGCGATCCGCACGGGAAGTATCCGAAGGAGGGCGGCACCGCCGTTTGCTTGGGGTATGGCGAAAAGCACATCGGCCGCGTGATCCACAAGTACCTGTTCCGCGCCGGTGCGTTCCGAATGATCCGGGACGAGCGAACTCGCGAATGGCGGACGTACCGGCCGTGGGAGCCCGGCGAGTACCGAATGGGACTGCCCGGCGATCTGCATCGTCAGGATGATGCGAAACTGTCCGCACCGCTGATTCCGAATCGCTACATCAAGACGATCTCTTGGGACAAGCGATCGGACTACATTTTCAGTCGAGTCGAACTGACGAACGGCTGGCAAATTCTGGCATTCAACACGGCAGGCGAAGCGGCCCAGGCTCAGGGATTTCAAGCCCACCTAATCCACATCGACGAGGACACGGCAAGTCCCGGCTGGCTAAATGAAATGCTCCAGCGCACGGTTCACACAAAGGGGTTACTTCGCTGGACCGCGTTGCCGCACATGAAGAACGACGAGATGGTAGGCATCATCGAGCAGGCTGAGATTCAGGCTGGCGAGCCCGACCCGACGGCCGTGATGATCCGTGCGACCGCGTACGACAACGAGTATTTCCCCAAGGACGAATTGAAAAAGAGCGAACAGATTTTGAAATCGCAGGGGGAGGACGTCTACCGCCGCCGCATGCTCGGCGAAATCGTGCTTGACTCGATCCTGATGTATCCGACGTTCAACAAGCGAATTCACGGGGCGATCAGGAAGGAACAACCAAAGACTCGCGTGCAGGAAATCCTTGAAGAGAACCAGGGAGTTCCGCCGCGGGACTGGTGTCGATACATGATCATCGATCCGGGGCACACTGTTTGCGCGGTGAACTTCTTCGCCGTACCCCCGCCGGCAATCGGCGATCAGGTCGTGGCGTACGACGAACTCTACCTGCGGAATTGCGAGGAAACCGCACTCGCCCGCGAGGTGAAGAAGAAAGTCAACGACTTCTGCTTTCAGGAATTTATCATAGACATGCACGGCGGTCGGCTCCGCGAGATTGGCAGCGGAGAACTTCCGATGTTCCGTTATGCCCGCAAGTTCGAGGAACTTGGAATTAAGAGCCAAGGGACCGGCTACGGGTTTCGGGCCGGCAGCGACGATGTTGTGAAGCGTGTCGGCGAGCTTCGTTCGTGGCTGCACATTCGCGGGGATGGCACGACAAAACTCCTGATCGTCACCGATCGCTGCACGAATACCGTCGCCGAGTTCGGCCGTTACCGGAAGAAGATGGTGAAGGTGAACGGGCTTGATACCCCGCTCGATGAGGGCGAGCGCCGCAACATTCACGCGATCGACAATTTGGAATACGGCGCCGCTCACGGGCTTCGCTATGTGAAGCCGCCCGTGGCGTCTACCGCCATGTCGAAGGCTGCGATGATCTACCGCGACACGATGGCTCGCAGGGCTCTTGTTCGCGCTGAATCGTCGGATGGTGGAATTTCTCTCGGCGTAGACTAGGATTTCGTTTTCTGTTTTTCACTCCCCAAGGAACTTTCAATGAACGGCGGCATTCTTCAAGAGGTCCAGCCCAAGCCGACGCTTGGCATGATCGTGCGGTTTTACCCGCAGGCCAGCATGGACGAGTCGCGAGTCGAGATCGGAGCAGTCACCAAGATCGGCCAGTCGACAATTTCCATTTGCGTGTTCGGAACCAACTCCATGCGGTCGTCCGTCAAGCACAAGGACGATCCTCGTTTGAAACGATCAGCCGACCAAAGGCAGTACGGAGCCTGGGATTTTACCGACGAGTGGTACGAGAAGATGTCTTCGGATGAGTACGCCCTGGAAATGCTGGCCCAACTCGACGAGCAGATCACATCGTTGCGTAAGGCGTTGGACCTTCCGCAGATTGCCGGCGGAACTCCGCAAGCGTCGGCGAACCGAATCAAGGCCGAGAACTTCGGCCGGCTGCGACGCCGCGCGAGCGAACTCGGAGTTCCAAACGTGGTGTTTCTGTCGTCGTCCCAGTTGCAGGAGGCGATTCAGGACGCGGAGGACCGGCTTGTCGAGGCCCAGCGAGAGATCGAGGAATCACGCAAGAACAGCCGCAATTCCCAGCAGGCCGACCAGGGCATGACGGAAGAAGAACGCCGTCGCGAGATTCTGGCGCGTGCACAGAATAACCCCGAGGCAGTGAACCTCGCTCGTCGCAACCAGGCTTCGGTTGCCAAGTCCGAGCCGAGCGGCGACAATCCCAAGGCGCCCGAGCCGGCGACGTCGAAGTCACAAGGCGGCAAGAAGAACCAGCAGCCGGCGACGTCACCGCAACCCGTGCCCGTGGGCGCCGGGCACGAAGACTTGTAAGTCTAGGAGTTCAAAATGTCCACGACTGCCACGGTGATGGATTACGCGCACCCGCTGAATCCGATCGTGCAGTCGTGGACTGCGAAGATCAAGAACTCCAAGCAGCACAAGTACGAGAACTTCGGAAAGTGGGCCGATCTAGGCGCGAAGTTCTTCGACGGCGCCATGAACGACGTCATGTGGGACGACAACAAAGCCGTTTCCACTGACCCGGAAGTTGGATTCCTTGCCCGCTCCGCGAAGGGTTGGAAGCCGACGTTCCGCATGACCTACAACCGCATGTTCGAGGCGGTGGCGCTCTTCGCCCCGTCGATGTATTTCAAGAATCCGAACGCGCAAGTGACTCCGCAGTCCGTGCCCGAGGTCGATCCTGCGATCGCGATCGGCACGACTCCTGAAATGCTGCAAGACCCGATGTTCGCTGCGTATGCCGAGCAGCAGGTCATGATGATGCAGCAGCAGCAGCAAATGGAGGCTTCGTTTCGCAAGAGCGTCGCCAGCGTCTACGGAACGTACCTGAACTGGCTACAGAAGGCGGCGGCGAAGAAGCGTGAATCCCGCATGGCGATCTGTGAGGCGCTCATCAAGGGAGCGAGCTACCTGTGGACCGACATCGTTCACGAGAGCGGCAGCGGCACTCCGGTCGTCACCTCGCAGCACATCTCTTGCGACGACATCTTCAAAGACCCTGACGCCGCGCACCCTCGCGACGTGACTTGGGTCGCCCGTCGCTGCCTTCTGCCCGTCAACAAGGTCGAAGAAAAATTCGGCCTGCGTCCTGGCTCGCTCAAGGGGCACGTCCAGTCGTACAGCCAGAAGTCGGAAGTTCAAATCCAGTCGCAGAACGCCCCAAAACTGGCGAGCGTCGGCCGTACTCACGATCTGATCGAGTTCTACGAAATCTATTCCAAGAACGGATTCGGCCAGCTTCACAATCAGAGCTTGGCGAGGCAGTTGCCGATCGACCCGTCTGCTTGGGGGAAGTATTGCAAAATCGTTGTCGCTGACGGAGTGCCCTATCCGCTCAACATTCCGCCCGAATACTGGCAGCAGTTCGATCCGTATGGTGACGAGTTCTTTCAGGCGGTGTCGTGGCCTTGGCCTGCCTGGCAGAGCGAACCTGCCGGCGAAGGATGGCCGTTCGTCGAGTTCTCGCTGTACGAAAAGGCGAAAGCGATTTGGCCGGTATCGATCTTTAAGTCCGTCGCCGGCGAAATGCGGTTCATCAACTGGGTGCTGTCGTTCCTGGCTGATCGAATCGCTTGCTCGTGCCAAACAATCGTGGCGGTAGCCGAACACGCCAAGGCGAAGATTCGCGAAGACTTGATGGGCAACAACGCTCCGTTCGCGGTCGTGGAACTGTCCGAGATCATGGGGAAATCGATCAATGAAGTGATCGGGTTCCTGAAGGCCCCTGATCTTGGCACGGAAATTTGGCAGGTCGTCGCGGCGATCGATGACAAGATCGATAAACGACTTGGGCTCACGGCCCTGCTGTACGGCAACACTCCGACGCAGATGCGGTCGGCGCAAGAGGCGTCCGTCAAGGAGCAGATGGTTTCGATTCGCCCCGACGACATGGCGAATACGGTCGAAGACCGCTTGTCGGACGTGATCCAGAACGAAGCCCAGTGCGCGAACTTCCTACTTTCAGGGCAGGAAGTCGTTCCGGTCGTCGGCAGCATGGGGGCGATGATTTGGGACCAGTTGCGAGAGCATCGCGACCCCTGCGAGATCATCCTGTCGTACGTGTTCCGTATTGAGGGAGGGTCGAGCCGCAAGCCGAACAAGGACGAGCGGGCGAAGAAGTTGCAGGAGATGGGACAGGTAGCCGGGCCGCTCATCCAGCAGTTCGCGATGCAGGGCATGACCGGGCCGTACAACGCCTACATGACGGAACTATGCAAGGCGAACGAGATCGATCCCGAGCCGTTCATGATGCCCGAGTTTCAGCCGCCCGATCAGGCCGGCGGAGATGGCGGCGCAGGAGCCGCGGCGGAGCACGAGCAAGGGATGTCGCACGACGCCGAGCGTCACGACCAAGAGATGCGGCAGACGCAGGAAAAGCACGATCAGGACATGGAGCACGCCAAGGAGAAGAACGCGGCGGCGGTCGCCGCGCAGCGAGCCAAGGCAGCTAAGAAAACCTAGAAAGCGAGTAAGCCGTGCCTTCGATCCCCCACGAAGTACGCTTGAAGATGATCCGAGCCGAGATCAAGAAGGCCGGTCCCGAAGCACAGAAGATTTTCAGGCAGGCGTACGACGGAAATCCCGAGAACCTGGAATTCGCCGCCATGTGCGCATTGCGTACGCCGGCCGGCGCCCGCTACTCCGATCGTGCGATGGATTCTGGAATTCACTCACTTATGGGGAAGATCCACCCCAAGAACCGCAAGAAGATTTTCGAG